TAAAAAAAGTGAAACATTTAAAACTTGCGTAGTGATCCCGGATATTCAATTTGGTTATTACAGAAATCGTGATGGACAATTAGAGCCGACTCATGATGAAGATGCAATCAGCGTTGCTCTAAATGTCATAAAGCACCTAAAACCAGAACTAATAGTTTGTGTTGGTGACAACTTAGACCTTCCGGAAATGGGAAAATATGTTGTATATCCTAGTTATGCGCTAACAACACAGGCAACTATCGATAGGGCTACGACATTCTGCGCCGAAATGCGCCATGCATCACCTGATGCTCAAATTGTTTGGCTTGCTGGCAACCATGAAGAACGCATGCCTAAATATCTTGTTCAAAATGCTGGCGCAGCATACGGACTCCGCAAGGGCAACGAACCAGAATCGTGGCCAGTGATGTCGGTCCCTTATCTGTGTCGAATGGATGACTTTGGCGTTGAATATCGACCCGGATACCCAGCATCAGACATTTGGGTAAACAAAAAATTGCGCATCATCCATGGTGATCGCGTAAAAAGTGGTGGCTCAACTGCGCATGTATACCTTAATGCTGAAAAAAGCAGTGTCATTTATGGTCATATCCATCGTGTTGAAATGGCTTTCAAAACTCGTGAAGATTTTGATGGCCCAAGAACCATCATGGCGGCTTCGCCAGGCTGTTTGGCACGTATTGATGGCGCAATTCCCAGCACCAGGGGTGGAGTAGACCTCGATGGACGCCCATTAGTGCGCCATGAGAATTGGCAACAGGGTCTTGGCGTAGTGATGTATGAAGATGATGGTGAACATAAGTTCTCCTACGAGTGCATGCCCATTTATTCAGGCTGGGGAATGTTTAGAGGAAAAGAATTTTCTTCTGATTACAAGACCGGAAAATAAAATGACAACAATTGTAGGTATTCAGGGCGATGGTTTTACCATTCTTTGTTCTGATAGTAGAATTTCTACGGTTGACGACGATGGGTATGTCTCATATATACAAACCCTAAGTCCATCCATGAGTAAAATAGCACAAATAGGACCCTATTTAATTGGTATTGCTGGTGATGTGCGCGCCATTAACCTCATGAACCACGCATTTCAGCCCCCGGTCCCTCCGGCGACAATGAAAGGGAGAAAACTAGATGAATTTATTACTCTTAAATTCATTTCGTCACTACGAGAGTGCTTTGATTCAAACGGCTACTCCCCGCCACCAAAAGAAAATTCAGATCACATAGCATCACAAGGTTCATCCATCATTGTTTCAATCAATAAAATCATTTATCAAATCGATAACGACTATGCATGGACTACTGACGCTTCTGGATTATACGCAATTGGAACAGGATCATCTTATGCACTCGGAGCACTTAATATTTTGTGTCCAAAGTTGCCTACTTTAACGCAAGCAAAGCGTCATGTTTTGAAAGCACTATCTACAGCATCAAAATATGATCCTCATACAGGACATCCATATAAAACATACGTACAAGATTCTATATCTATTAAAGTAAGAAAGGCTATTCAGTGAGTCTAGAAGATAGTATTGGAAGTATTATAAATAACGGTAAGCAAAGTTGGATGAACAACGCTTCCTGTAAAGGTAAAACTTATATCATGTTCCCAAAAGAACACAAAGATATTACCTACATTGTCGACGCTCGGGCTTTATGCGCAGAGTGTCCAGTGCAGCCGCAATGTCTTGAATATGCGCTTGAATTTCCAGCAGCAGATATGCATGGTGTTTGGGCTGGATTAACAAGTAGGCAATTGGCTGCAGAACAAAGACGAAGAGAAATTAGGCCAACTAGACCTACGTTGGCTCAAATGTGGGGATATTAGCCAAAAGTATATCAAATTGATATACAAAGAGCCAAATCAACATCAACGTCGGCAATATTGTTAGACAATTCATACAGTTTTTCGCTTCCAACAAGATTTAATGAACTGCAACCAACACTCAAACACTTCTGTAAGAGTTGATTTAACGCAATTTCATGATCCATCGTGTCCGGAATGGCAAAAATCCAAATATTGTCAAAACTAATATCGATTACTTCACTCTCGATGTGACGAGCCATACCCATTACATTCAAAACTTGAGTAATATCGGGCCAAAATTTAGACATATCCTCATCGACGTCCCAAATTTTGCCCATTGGACTCACAAAAAAGGCAAATCCGTCTGCTTTACGTTGAAAAACTGTTCCTTCAAACTTTGAAATCACGAAATCCTCACATTACAAGTTTCGCAAAATTCCATATCTTGAAATTCTATAATTTTCATTTCACATTCCTTCTTGCCACACGGCATTAAAACATCTTTACCTTCAAGATAAGCCCTCAAATGCTCCATTGGGTCCGCCAAAGCAAACTGCGACTCCCCTGGAACAGGCACTCCGCGCTCTGAACGCATATGTTCCCAAACGCAATACAAAACGTACTCGCTCAACATCATTTTATTCCGATTAGCAGCGTCAATAATTTGATTTTTCAAAGAACCTTCAACACGCAAAGCAATATTGTATAAACGGTCTTTATATTTAGCCTTCCTGGCTGCTTTAGGCGCTATTTTTTTGTTCATGTTTTTCCTGCCGAACATTTAGCCAGTCAACAAATTCCGACCAAGGCTTCAAATGCTTTTTATTGACTAAAAGAAAGGTGTCTTCTATCTTTCGAACGTTATCAAATCTTCGTGTTGTAGTCCATGTGGGCATACTAGAGATTGGAATAACCAACAACGAGCCAGTTTCTTGACTTACCAAAACCACAGCCAATGGAAGAGGGTCTTTTAGTTTCCACCCAAACTCGGTATCAACAAAAGCAGTACTTTTAGGGTAACTATTTGGTTGTTCATTGAAGTTGAGCCGTCGTGACTTAACTTCAATATTCCCAGGCATGTTTTGGAGCACAACATCCTTTTCTGTAGCAAAAGAAAGACGTTCTTTTTCGGTTTTTCTAATACTCATTGGTGTGGCCTCACATTTAATGCCCTCAGAGTTAAGTATTTCAGCAACGTACTCTGTCCACTTGTGTCCAATTTTCAATTCCCGAACAAAAAGTTCTTGGCTATACCCTAAGTCCCTCACTTACCGACATCTCTCAACACCAGCATCTCAACATACTCTCGGATACTCAACCCATACCCCTCAGCCTGCGCCAACACCAACTTCTTGAAATCAGCAGACACCTTCAAAGACACAGACGCACGATCACCTACCGGCACTACTGGAGGCCTACCCGTCAACCGCTTCATACAGCCACCCTCAACAACTCAACCAATCGCTTTTCACAAACATCACGATACACCTCCAAGAAGTACTCCCGATCACCATTAGTCGTCAAACCAAACACAACATCACCCAACTTCTGAATCGTTTCCACCACCGTCGCCGATAGCACCGGACGCTCAACACCAGAATTCAAAGCAACGCGCAACCCCTGCAACTGCCCCCACGCAACAGCAGGCGATACAATATCACTGATAAGATCAGCAAATACATGCCGACGCAACAAACCAGGTGTAGGCATCACCTTAGACACCGTCGCCAACTCAACATACTTGACACGCAACAACTCAACATCCACATCCCCCAACACATCAAACCACGCACGAACAACATTACGACGGTCACCCTCAAACAACTCACGATTAAACATCGCGAAGCAAACCGACACAAACTGCTCGAACTCTTTCGACACATCGCGAACCCTCACCACGGATCAGCACCACCCTCAACCAAATACCCCAAAAAACGCTCAACATTATCATGCGAACGAAAAATCAAATCCAAACTGTCATACCGCCGGCCACGCTTATTGCGGCCCATATGAAAATCCGACACAGCGCAACCGTCAATCGCACGCCGACACGTCTCCATACCGAAATCCTTAATCGCTGCTGCAACACGATCCCGACCCTTGACATCCAGGCGCGCTGGGTTCTTCCGGTTGGGTCGCATGACGAGACACCAGTAATCGTAGATTTCTTGAACGGCGCTTTCCGCCACCGTAGAACTCTTGACTGTCTGTTCGACCGTTGCTTTTGAAGGTCCGCGGACGTTCTTCTTCTTCTTTGGCTCTTGAAATTCAAAAAATTCATTTTCCATAGTATTTAACATAATAACGTTCAAAATGAGTTCCTTTTTTTTACTTTGCTTGACCGATCAGTACGCGTATAGATTCTTCTCTCAAAAGGTATTTTATTTGAGAGTAATAAAGAAATCATTTCAAAGCAATGACTTACTTTCTTTTTAGTTAAATAAAACTAGAAAGAAGAGAAAACCCCTTTGGAGGGGGTCCGGGGGAACCTTTAGAAAAAGTCCCTCCGCCTCAAGTGCACCACAAAGAACACTTTACGCAGGTGACGCAAGTGTTATACAGTTCCGACCGGTCGACCGAAGTTGATGTCGAGCAACGTATCACGCGATGTTGCGCGCGTGCAAGCACCAAAGCGATATTTCTTTAAATATTGGGAAAATTTGTTTACATGCACGTGTTTCTCTCGTGTGCTAGGTTCATTTTTGGCCAAAGAAGTTCCCCCTTTCTTTCGATGGCCAAATAGGGTTGATGCCTCGGGGGGAGGATGCAGGTGCTACTTCCCGAGGCTCCCCGACCCCGCCGGCATTCCGAAAAGTGCTGACTCTTCCAAATGACCCGTACGGCCAAAGCGATTTTTTTTCAAAACGGGGACACCCCACAACACATTAGATAAATCTAACCAAACAAAAGAACATCTTATAATATTTTTCGACCCATGAGGATCAGAACACCCATTCCTTTTCACGGTTCGGGCCGCTTTCCACCACCGTCACATGTAGCGCATGTAGGGGAAAAGCATCCAACATAAAAGAATTTTCTTCCCACATCACACCAACAATTGAGTACCCAATAACATCTAGGATATTATCCTCGATTGATTCATGATTCGGTGTGTGGCCAGACATCATGAGGTTTTCCAGGCGCGCAACCTTGTCATGCATACGTACGAGAAGACCAAAACGACCGAAACGAGAAATATTCTGGTGCCCATAGTCGCACTGTTTGCGGATCACGGTATCTAAAACGTTCTGAGCGGCATTCGGACCGGCAAAATAGCCCTGGCGCCGGCCTAACAGCAGCGCATGCTTCCCCAAAGCAATGAATTCTTCGCTCTGGCAGCCTTCTGCCCTCCCTGAGGCGTCTGAGTCGACAAAGAAATCCAGAAGGAACCTGAGGGCTTCCAGGGTCCCTGACGGCTGATCACCGTTAAAGATTCTTTCAGTGACGTCAGCGGCGGCGGTATTCCAGTTCATAAGTCTCCAAGTTGATCAACCAGGTTTTCTGGTGGGTTTGTATCATAAATGTAGGCGATATCTTTCGCCAGTGTCGACATGAACTTTTCCCATTCTTCTTCGCGTTCTTCTTCGGAGTCGAACTCCTCGATTAATTCCTGAACCCGATCCTGGATAAATTCATCCGAATAAGCGGCAACTATAATAAAATTCGATATCCCCGGAAACAAAACAGGCCCATCACCACCCAAACCGGCACGAGGGACATGTAAACACTTCACCAAACGCTGGCCATCCGACCCCAAAAACAAAACATCCGTCTGGCCCCGGGACTCCGCTAACTCAAACGACACGTCATTCACGCATTCGAACAGAGCACCCGGCAAAACACCATCTAAACCACCCAAAAAACCAAACAAATCCCCAAAATCCTCACTCATAAAATTCCTTTCCACCACCGTCGAACATAGCACAAGGATAAAAAACACAAAAAGTTACAAAAAACTTGACAACCTCCCCTGCATTACGACAGATTGTCAACTAACATACAAAACATGGACAACAACACCAGATTTAATCAATATCACCAGGCTCTACAACAATACATCGCCAGAGAGGGCGACGCGCTCGTTCCTGCAACTCACATCGAGAATAAAAGCAACGAACTCATTACTCTCGGGGCTTGGGTTGGCTACATGCGTCAACGCAATAAGAACGGCAAACTCACACAAAGCCGCTGGGAGACACTAGATAACACACCAGGCTGGACATGGGGACCGCTCAAGCCAGGCCCAACAAAGAAAACCGTCCGCAACACCAACATCACACAACTCCGTGAACAAGGTTTATCACTCTCACAGATTGCCGACGAGTACAACCTCAGTCGCCAACGCATCCACCAGATCATCAAACGAGACACAACAACAACAACAACAACAGCATGAAACAAAATAACGAACCTACCGCACTGGCAGTCTTCACCGGCTTCATGATCACGGTCTTGCTCACCCAGGCAGCCATCTGGGTACCGCTCTACGTGCTCGACAAACAAGACATCGTTGCTAACCACCCCACGTGGCCACAAACAGCACTGATCGCCATCACATGGACATTCACACGCCTATGGTGGAACAACCTCGCCAGCAAAAAAGAGTAACCACCACTCACTAGGCTGGATAAATCTAACCCAAACATCAGAACACTAAAAATATAGCGCACGCCCGCCCACGGGGAAATACCCGCACGGAAAAGTTGGGGGGCAGCCCCGTATGTCGTACTGATGTGACATTTGTCATACGAACAGGTGTTTGGTTGTACGGTACAAACATCTACGGGTAAGCCTACGGGTGTTATTGGGCTTGTAATGGGGGCTGATTTGCGGGACTGTCGTATCCCGTGTTGGAGTGCGAACAAGTGTTCGTCGTCTTGGCGGGACTGTCGGTGCGAACAAATGTTCGGCGAACGCCTGTTCGGTGGGGGCTATGGAAGTCGTTATGACACTCGTTACGAACAAATGTTCGGCATATTTTGCCCGTATTTTGCCCGTGTCGTAAGCGGGACTAGCAAGGTAGGGCAAGGCGAAGCGAGAGGGGCGAGAGGGGCAAGGCAAGGAGAGGGGGAGAGGCAGGGCGAGAGGGCAAGGCGAGAGAGGCAGGGCAAGGCAAGGCGAGGGCAAGAGGGCGGGGCTGGCAAGAGAGGGTAAGGCAAGGCGAGGGCAAGGCGAGGGCAAGGCGAGAGGGCAAGGCGAGAGAGGCAGGGCAAGGCAAGGCGAGGCGAGGCGAGGGCAAGGCAAGGCAAGGCAAGAGGACAGGGCGAGGCGGGACTG